CGACGAGGCTCACGGTCGATGTAGCGCTCTTCACGACGGGGCTCACGGTCGATGTAGCGCTCTTCACGGCGGGGCTCACGCTCTTCACGGCGGGGTTCTTCTCGGCGGGGTTCTTCACGGCGGCGGTATTGGGAGCAGTAGGACGACGTGTGTCCGGGCTTGTTGCAGATTCGGCAGGCTTGATTCAGGAGCGTTGGGCAGATGACTTTTCCTTGAGGTCCGGGCTGATCCTTGACGTAGTGGCTGGTGTATTCCTTTTCGGAACGTCCGGCATCATAGCACACTTTGCAGTATGGCTTGTTGGTAGCGGAGACGGAGGTGGCGGTATTTCTGGACAACATTGTATACGATTCGATTGTTTCTGGTTGGAAGCACTGTTGGTATCTGATTTGAGAAAAAACATTTCAATTTTTTTTCAAATTCATAGAATCAGCCATATCATCATATTTTTTCAAAATCAGTGAAACTATTCTAAATGTCCAGCCAGCATCTCTGACGAAAATGAACGCGTAAATTCTTCCAAGTCTTTTTCGGTTAAGTCACTTCGTTTTCCTCTAGGTGCTTTAGGGGTAACGGGGCCATCGTCTTCTATATTCGCGGATATAGAAGACGTATGTAGTTTGTTAATACGGATCATTTACACGTATATATACACGTATATATAGTATATATAACATAAATAATTATCTATATATACTGTATAACATGACGTTTCACATTCACATCACCGAACACGAGGTCCAGGAGGGTCTTGGCGTTGTCTCACACATCGCCGGGAATTCAGTTGTTGGCAACGGTGCTGCTGCGATTTCCCACGGCATCGATACATACAACGATATCACCCACCACAACACTTTCGGTGCAATCAAGGATGGTGCTGAAACAGTGATTAGCGGTGGTGAAGCCGTGCTCGATGGAGTTTCTGGAGACTGGTTGTAAGAAAATACAATAGTATTATGATGAAAATATGTTTATTCATCACAATAATTCGTATATATCTTCGTTAATTCTACGGTATGCACTCATCGGACGAAAACAATGGTAGTCAGAGTATACGCCGTTCGATATATTCTTTTGAATATGTTCATCCAATACAAATGTTTCACGATCAAGACGACAAAATCCAGTTGTGGATTCTTTCAAACATACTAAATTCTGAGTAGTTTGATTCCAATCCATAACCTTTTTATACAATACTTGTTGGTCTGTACTCCATCCTTCTTGACCATGCCCTTCACGAATGACCCGAGATAATGCAATATCTTTGATTGTCTTGCGAATATCATCTACACTGTGAATATCAAAAATGTCTTTCCACACTTTCGGAGTAGCAACATTATAACACATCGCAAGTTCATTGTATTCAAAACATATATTGTCTCGTAAATAAATGAACTTGTCATTGTCGTATTCTCGAATATGTTGAGTATAATATGTTCGATTCATTGGAAGCATATCCATATCGGTTATCATAACACCATTTTCATAAGGCAAAATACAAGGATAATACAGCCGAATAATCTGTGATGTGAAACTAGTCAATACGAACTCAACTGGTTTGAACAATATAATATTCTCTTTATACTCTTCATACTCTATGGGTATAGCTTCTGCAATCAAAATGACCTTTACGTCGACATCAGGGTACAACTTTTTCCACGTTTTTACAAAAATCGGAATGAAATCAATGTATAGTTCGTTATCATTTACCGCCGTTACAATACAGTCTAGTTTCATCTCGCCAAATATTATTTTTGGTATTAATAGGATTATATTACATAATATTCATTATGTTTAAACGATAATAGATCATATCCTAAATTATGTATTTGTCAAAATGAATGATCATAAACCCCAAAGATCCGCACCATATTTCTCTCGAAGTTTGTTTCTTATATGTTGTATTCCGAGAGAAATAACCGTTTTTTCAACAGTCTCGTCTCCTGATAATTGTGAAGTAGGGCATGTATACGTATGACTTGACGTCCATCGAACTCCATTGGTTTTATCCTTCCGATCATAAACCATAGTGATACTTGTTATCGTTGGAGTAGTTGTTACAACACGTAACATTGTATATTTGGGAAGATGTTTAACCAACCGATTATACACGGGCGTATTGGCGTCATTCGCGTCATTCGCATCATTCGCGTCATTCGTATTTTCTAAATCTTCTACAAATTGATTTGCTTCATTTAACTTATCTATAAGAGATATTTTTACTGACTTAGAAGTAACCCATGGTTTTTCTAGTTTAGGGTGCGACTCTACTTTGAAGTATTCTCGTTGCTGTTCTTTTCCACTTTTGAGTTTCATCATTTCGCGATAATATACAACATATTTTTTCATCATATTTTGAGTTATCCCCGGTGGTAACATTTGTGCGTTCTGTTTTCTCTCGCGTTTATCATTTTTTGTCGGATAATCCTGAATAATTTCGGTTACTTGAGTCATTTTGTATACCTTTGCGATAAAACATATAAAAATAAAACGCTCCTAAAACGTATACAAAGCCATAACCTATATTTCGATTATAAGTAATGGATGAGATTCACACAAAAAAACAGGATATTTTATCAAAACTCACGTTTAATCTATCACAGATCGGATACGCGCTTCATAGTAGATTATGTTATACGAATCGTATCGATGTTGGTATAAATGATTTCACCGAATATGCTGCACAGTTAAAAAATGGAGATTCAATATTTATCTCTACGAAAGAAACGAAGATTTCAATTGACTTACTTACAGCGATTCTGCGTGCGCGTAGAGTTTGTGTAGTATTCTACATTATGGAAGAACCACTTGTTCCATGGGAAGTCGTTCAGATGTTACTGACTGTAAGTAACAAGATTTTCATCCAAAACAATACATACGATCATCCAAGTATTCATATTATGCCGATTGGTATACGTGATTGTGGGACTATTGTTGCTATGCATCGTCGATTTAATCAAAAGTATCTTCTTGAACAGGGTGTGGCAGCAGAAGATACATTGTTCAATCCTCGGTCCATAAAATGTCTCCTTTGTTTCAGTGTATGGACGCATCCGTCTCGAAAAGTCTGTTATGATTTGTTCTCAAGTACAGATGCATCATCATTTGTATATAATCTAAACGACGATCCATCCCAAGAAATGCGCGAAGCACGCGAGAAACGCGACAAGCCGGAGTTTTCTCATGAAAAGGTGCCGGAGATTGTTGTTTACCAGAAAACACTTGAAAGCCAGTATGCTCTTTGTCCGCGTGGTTGCGGTGTAGATACGCACAGGTTTTATGAATGTATCTATCTTGGGTGCATCCCGATCGTTATTCGGACAAATACGGTATTCGATCGGCTGTATAATGTGTTTCCTTGTTTGATTGTAGATAAATGGGAGGATGTAACCGAAGAATTGTTGGATAAGGAATATACGGAATGTTCAGCGAAGATGCGTAGGTTTCATGAAAAATATCCGCGATTCCTAAGCGACCTGAAAAGTATTGGTAGGTTATTGAAAAAAATGTGAGTGTAATATATACATACACACATACAACCGATTCAATATGCCTAGTACGACTCGCACTCATAAGTGGTCAATGAAATACAAACGCAGTATCAACTGTAGGCGACCGCGCGGATTCTCTCAACGTCAGCATTGCAAGTATGGGCGGCGGGGATGGGCGAAGACGCGACGATTTAGTAAGCCAAATAAATTGAACTAGTATTTATGAATCTTGATATAAATGTAGTATTGCTGTATTCTATACAGATGTTGTCATTCTTTCGGAATTTTATCATGCGTGGAAACGGTTTAATGACCCTCATGCCAGTCGCATCGGTCACGCCAGTTGCATTGGGACGCTGGGGAATTCATTATGACCAGAAGATCATCGACTGTAAGGTTTTTCAAGCAAACGAGGATCATTGCGGATGTTGTGTCGACGTCAAAATCAAAACATCCCCGACTGAAGCTGTCGAGAAAGGAATACGTCGTGAAAAAACAGAGGAATATTTGTTGCCATATGTTGTATAATATTATATTCTACCGATACTTCATAACAATCCATCATGAATATCAATTTCAACATTACAAAATACGGGGGTGTTATGGCATTTTATGCTGTAATAACCTACCTTCTCTTTCCTGTGATCGCTTATTTCTTATTTGGGAAAACATTAGAGGCGGCTGGAAACGGTTTTATCGTTGGAAGTATCGCGTCGATTGTTCTCTGGAAGTTTTACGGGTTTGGAATGGTTAAGGGGGTGTAGGTAGGATTGTATAATTCTCATCAATTCAACACAAATGATGTTTAATAATATAGGCGCTTAATAACCCAGATATACATGAAAAGAATAAAACGGTTTTAAATATGTCAAAAAATTCATTTTTGTTTGGAATATAAATTTTTATTTGATCTGAAACCTCTATATATTCGTGGGATTTCCCTCCGCCATTCTTTCCAATATTGAAATGGATAAATGCCTCCATAAAAAATATAATGAATGTGATAAAAGTAATTACAATAAAGATGGTTTTCATTTTTACTATATATATTCACAAGAATATCAACCACGGAATGATAATCACATGGACTATTCAGTAGTTATCAAATACGAAATCCGGGTCACCAGTGATCATGCGAAGAGCTTGTGTAATGTAAGCTCGTTCAACAGCATCGGCTTCATAATAGTTCCAATATGTGTCTTGCAAGCGGAGGTCGATGTAGCGTGAAGTATTGGCAGACAGGGTGTTCGTGAAGTGGCTTATCGTGCAATAATATTCTGAAGGTGGATAATCGTTTTTCACAAATACACCTTTGCTGTTGAGGTGGGCATATTCTGGCCGTTTTTCTCGGATGAGGTACATTTTCCAGGTACAAGGTTGGTTGGGGAAACAAGTCGTAGTGGTCGCATCGTTCGTTTGCGTTGTCTGGCGAGGTATCGGATCGAAATACTTTTGATTCAATTTTATAAGTTTTACTGTGATTGAGTATAATCAATGAACATGACTGAATAATCATAAGATTTTATACATATTTTTATTTTTCCATAAAAATATGTGACGATATATCGTATTAAAATATTTAGTTGGAATAAGCCAACCCTCCCATACCGCTCATCACACGCAGAACGTTGTAATTGACGGCATAGACACGCACCTTAGCAGTGTTAGTTCCCTCAACGGTGGCGTTGGAGAGAACAAGCTGCAAAGTAGCGTTATCAATACGAGAGAAGTTGCAAGAGCCGGAAGGCTGGTGCTCCTCGGGCCTCAGAGCGAAGGAATACAGGTTGATTCCGGTGTCGGGGGCGCGAGTGTGGTGCTGGTGAGGCTGAACCAGGTCGAAGTAGGTTCCCTCACGCTCAGAGAAGCGGTCCTGTCCGTTAAGCTGGAGCTTAGCAGTCACGACGGGGTTCTCACCCCAGCAGTGCATGTCAAGAGAGGTCTCGGTAAGGACGAAAGTGCCAGCATCAGAAACTCCAGAAGTAGCTCCTCCACTGGAGAAGTTGGGAAGGTTGTAGTTGGCAGTGGAGGGCTGGTTGTCGCCAAGCTGCCACCAAGAGGTACCAGTCGTGGTGGTGGAGGTGACATCGGGGGCACCAGCGTCAGTGAAGAGGCCGGAGGAGTTGATGTAAGCATTGCCGGTAGAGTTGACGACGGAATCGTGAGATCCGAAGGCCATAATGGCGTTGGGGAGAGCATCAACAGCGTCGGTGTAGTTGAAGGGCTGAGCGCCGAGGAGACGGTTGAGGATACTGCCAGACTCGAGAGAAGAGCAGTAGTCGACGTTCTTGTCGGGCTGGACAACCCAGATAAGCTCCTTAACAGGGTGGTTGAAGTTAAGCTTGATCTTGTTGGAGGAGGAACCGACGGACTCATCACCGGTGAACTGAAGCTGCTCGATGAGGTACTCGTGGGGGTTCTGGGCCATACGCCTACGCTCATCAGTGTCGAGGAAGACGTAGTCGACGTAGAGGGAGGCGGCGACGAGGGACTGGTTGTAAGCAGAGGTAACCTTGACGGCAGCGCCAGCGGTGCTGTTCAAGCTGGACATAGCCCACAAGCACTCCTCAATGGGGCGGATATCAAGGTTGATCTTGACCTCGTGGTACTGAAGAGCGATAAGGGGGAGGGCCAGACCGGGGTTGCGGCAGAACCAGAACTGAAGGGGGACATAGAGGGTGGTCTCAGGGAGAGCATTGCGGGGAGCGCAAACCTGGCGAGGAGCGTTAGCATCGCAAGGGCCATCGATGTCATTAAAGGAGGGGTCGGTGATGAAGGTCAGCTGGGTAGTGTTTCCAATCATCTTGAAGTAACCGCGCTGCTGCTCGGTAGACATGGTAAGCTGGTTCCAGATATGCATCCAGTCGCCGAACTGGCGATCGATACGCTGGCCACCGATCTCAACCTCAACCTGAGAGATGAGCTGCTCACCGGGGAAGTCAAGCCAACGGGCATAGACGTTGCCTCCGCCAGTGTTCTTCAAAGACTGGCTAATCTCGGGGAGAGTAACCTGAAGGTAAGTGCGGTAAGCCAAATCACCATTACGAGAGATGGTGCAGGTCACGCGGCGACCGAAGTCAGCCTGGCCGTTGAAAGTCTGCTCGATAGACTCCATGGCGAAGTTGGTGTGACGCTTGTAGGAAACCTTCCAGAAAGTGATCTGGGGATTACCAGTCAGGTAAACGTCTTGGGCGCCATAGGCGACAAGTTGCATAAGTCCTCCACCCATTGTAAAATGCTTGTTATACTATTGAAAAAGAAAAAAAAATCGTGAAATTTACATATTTTCCGCAAAAATGAATTGAAATACAAATTAAACAAAAATTGCTAAACATTCTTATATACGTTTTTTTATTACAGTGGCGGCGGTGGCGATAGTGTGGAAACTATGTCACTGTTCAAATATAAACCGCCTAAAAAGATTGTGCTTGACGAGAGAAGCATAACCACGCTAGATAGTAAACATAAAGAATTACAGTCGGATTTTCAATATATACAAGATACAATTATTCCCGATCTTGAAAACGAGAGAAATGTGCTAAAAGAACGATTACAGCTGCTTAAAGGGGGGGTTCCGCCCCCCAGCGACGGAAAGGGGGTTCCGCCCCCCAACGACGGAAAGGGGGTTCCGCCCCCCAACGACGGGAATTACGCTAAATATACATCTAAATCCGACAACAAAAATAGCGGCGAAGCGCGAGGTGGTGTAGTCGCGGATTTGCGAAGCAAAGAAGCGACGAAGCCGCCGAGCACCCTTGAAGAATGCCTAGAAATCCGAGATCGTATCAAAGAAATCAATACAACAGTCAAAAAATACCAACAAGACTACAAAAACTACTACTTGAACAATAGCGAGTATATATTCGAATACTTTGAAACCAAGAAAACAATTACAAGTGGCGGATCGATGAAAACAAAATCCCTAAATGCATTTTTCAATCTTCCCGAAGCGAAAAAAACAGAAGAACTCTTCAAAAATCAACATAATAACGTTGAAAAATACCTGGCAAGTATCGATCAAACATATATGGATGTTTCTAAATATGTCTACCCCACGGACATATGCCAGTTTTGCCACCAAGGCGAGATGATTCCTATCGAAAGCGAAGGCATTATGGTTTGTAATCAGTGCGCGAAGCAGGTTGTATTCCTCATCGACAATGAAAAACCATCTTACAAAGAACCGCCGAAAGAGGCGTGCTTTTACGCATATAAACGCATCAATCATTTTCGAGAGATTCTCGCGCAGTTCCAAGCGAAGGAGACTACATGCATACCCGATAATGTACTAGAAAGCATCAAACAGCAAATAAAGAAGGAACGGATTGAAATCTCTCAATTCACCGATAAGAAAGCGAAAGAGATCATGAAGAAACTGGGATTTAATAAATATTATGAGCACATTCCATTTATTAAAGATAAGCTGGGGATCAAACCGCCCGTTATGACGCCTGACCTCGAAGACAGGTTGTGTAACCTTTTCATGGAAATCCAGGGACCGTATGCGAAATTCTGTCCGGACGATCGTGTAAATTTCCTGAATTATTATTATACCGTGTACAAGCTGTGTGAACTTCTTGGGCGTCGCGAGTTCTTGCCGTTCTTTCCAATGTTGAAAGATCGAGAGAAACGGATCGAACAAGATCAGATTTGGAAGAAGATATGTATTGAATTGGATTGGGAGTTTATCGCGACACCTTAGGGAGAAAACAGAATGGCCTCTGAATGCTGGTTCGTGGCCTCAATCTCACGCGTCCCAATCGATTACAATAGGGGTTTTTGATTTGGATTTGGTTTTTGAGTTGGAAGTGGACTGAAAATAAGGGTTAGGTGGCTTCTTTTTGTAAGGTTCATTATGAAGGGTTTAAATTGATCTTCTTCCATGCTTCCGGAAACATATCGCGCGTGTCATGTGAAACACCCGCAGCAAACCAAAGACTCGGATAGCATACAACCTTTTCCGGGTTCGCATTCAAATATGCCCCCCACCAGCTAAACGTACTATTCGCAATGATATTATGGTCACACACACTCATCAATAACAGCTGCTGCCAATCTACAATTGTATCCCGGACAAAATGAAACTGTATATCGCGACCATATGCAGGTCCATTTATATCTGTACTACATCGTCGGTTGATATCGGCAATATTCTTCGATACAGTTTCCTTGTCACACGGTTCGTAAAAAACAAGAAACGTATACGATGCATTTTTATCATGATTTCCGGATATGATTTGGTTAATCGCCCGATAATAATATTCAGCAGACATTAATGGATGAATATGTGATAAGTGTTTATAGTCTCCGATTCGAAAATGTGTACTTACTAATATACGTTTCTTGTTCGGATTTCCAATATATTCATTACTCCACGATTCGTTTCTGTAGATTTGTTTGATCCAATTTTGCTGCTGTTTTAATTGTATTAATTCACATATTTCCGCGAAGTTATCGTTAAAATATCGATAACTTTGAAAATATCCGTGAAGCCGAAGAGGTTTCGTATATTTCAGGGTTTCAGTTGGTAATTCTGTATAATGAAACCCGATTTCATCCCAACGCGCTAATGATTGAAACATTTTTTCAGTAACATCGGTAGACGGAGTAAGGTATTTTCTTAATCCACGAAACAAGGTTGACCAATAGGTATAACGCGAAAACCCATGTGATCCAGGTAACTCGTCATGTTGCATAAAGAAAAAGGTATCTTTATTACGCAATGCTGCCGCAATTGTTGTAAATATTTGAAACAGTTGGTTTCCTAGCCCACCCATAATTGTTACAGTTATCATTGTTGGAACTATGCTATCTATCTATTTATTGATATCATGTTTCTATGATAACTTTTAAGTAGGTTATAGTCTGCAAATGGGTATAAATAATATCTATTATTCTTATTATTCATAATTATTCATAATTATTATACCACGATATAATGCTCCGTAAATTTTCTGATATAAAACATGCAATCTATATCAATCTTGATTCACGCAATGACCGACGTGCATTATTTGAAAAACAATTTGAAGAACTTACTTCTCTTTACCCAGAAGATTTCAAATTTACTCCTGTTCCAAGATTTTCTGCGATCAAAGACACTCAAACTGGCGCGATTGGTTGTACCAAGAGTCATATTGAGTGCTTGCGACTCGCAAAGGCGAATGGATGGGACCATATTTTGATGTTGGAAGATGACGCATTTCTTATTCATCCAGAAATATTAGTTCATCAAGTATCATCTTTTCTTTCTCGTTTTCGCGATGAGTGGGATGTCGTTCTATTTTCCGGTAATAATTACCCTCCTTTCAAAGTTGAAGCTCCTGATTGTTTTCGAGTAGCAAATTGTCAAACTACCGGATGTTATCTCGTATGTAGCCGATATTATGATAAACTAATACAGAACTTCGAAGAAGGACTCGAAGCACTTATTGCAAACCCTGGAAATGCTACTGCGTATGCATGTGATTCATACTGGAAGCGTCTTCAGCGCGAAGATCGGTGGTATCTTATTACTCCGATATGTGTAATACAACGTGCAGGTTATAGCGATATTGAAAAACAAGATGTCGATTATGAAAAATTAATGACAGATCTGGTTAAAAAGAAACCAGCTCGAAGGTAGTAGTAACATACATACATACATACATACAGAATGTTATACATCGGTCAAATAATGATCAACGACCCACCATCCAAAATCGCGGTCGCTCGGATAATGAAGCCCGGCCATGATGCGGATATTCGCGCACTTGGTCGCGATTTCCATGATAGACTGTGTTTTTGCAGGAAATTTTCGCGCGAGTATTTTTGCTAAATAATAGCCTTGAATTGCATGTCCAGAAGGATATGCTGGGGTGTTCGCTGAATCTGAATGTAATAATGTCCCATTTTTCTCATTAATGATTTCAGGTGCAATGTGAGCAGGTCGAGCCCGATTGTAAAAGTATTTCAAAGACATCGCTATAAATATAACGCGCGAATTCGTCATGATTTGGTCCATTTCTTCGACTGTCATTTCGTCTGGAGTAATTACAGATCTAAATGCAGCGGCAGGATTCATATCTGTCATTCGAAAGAATGCAATGTCACTAGGCATTCGTTTCATGATGTACTCAGTCATAACTGTATGAATTTCAGATCGACCGTCTGGAAATGCTTTACCAAAACCAGGTATTGTTACATTGAATGATGGATACCACCAATAATATCGTTTTTGTTGGACGAGAAGAACAACAATATACACGATTGCTAAAACAACGAAGATACGAAAACGATCAGGATCGCGTTCTACAATATGATAATGGTATGAATTAAAACGTTCTCGTAGTTCAGTGACTGCACCACTTTCCTTTTTAGGTGGAGGCATTCCAACCCAGGTTCGAAATTCATTGAAACCTGGTAATACAACCATTGTGTTCTTTAATATATACTACTTGAAGCATATATTATAGCAAACCGGGGAAACCGGTAGTTCCACTATTTTTAGACACGGAGAGGTGTGGGGAATCCGACAAGGTTGGCACCGATACCGAAACCAGCACCGGTCCTAGCCGAAACAGCCAAACTGGGAACATATGTATCAAGGATACTGAAGGTAGCTGCAGCAGTGAGAGCGATCAACGCAACCTCATCAAAAGACAAGCTGCGTTTAGGGATGGCGTAGGCGGCGATAGCAACCATAACACCCTCCACCAAATACTTAATGGTTCTCTTAACGAGTTCACCTAAATCAAAAACTCCGGACATTTGAGATATTTATTATAAATAATAAGAAGAAATTAAAATGGAATGAAATGCAAATGGAATAGAATGCGTTAAAACACTTAAATAAAGTATAACTTAGTATATTATAAATTCGTTTCGCTTCATTTCGCTTCATTTCGCTATGTCATTTCCACCTCCTTCCGGCGTTGAATTAAAGCATTCCTCATCTGGCGATGCGAACCCTAAATATATTGATTTGTTAGAGGAAGATAAGCCGATTGCTGGTCAAAAGTTCGCATGTCTCTCTTTTGTGTCTCCAGAACACATTTTGAAACAGAAGGATCATTTCTTTTTTGAGAAGTTTCTTCATTATTGGGACTATCAAAAGTCAATGGAGAAGTTCATCCAGTTCCTAAATTTCGTATCATTCAAATATCATGTCAATTTCGACAAAATTTCAGCTGATTTTCAAGAATTCGCTAAAGAAGAGAAAGAGACCCTTCAAAAAACCAATATCTATGACGAATATAAGACATTCCTAGATAAGCATGAAGACGATCTGGAGAATGAGTTTAATGAAAAACACAATTTCCAGACATCCGTGCGTGGAATGAAGGTTCGCGGTGTCTTCGGGTCACAGAAAGAGGCGGAGCTGCGTTGCCAGATGTTGCGCGAGGTGGATCCCAATCACGATGTTTTCGTCGGACCCGTGGGAATGTGGGTACCGTTTCACCCTGACGCGTACAAGACTGGGCGGGTTGAGTACATGGAGGAGACTCTAAACCAGCTGATGGCAGAGAAGAAGAAGAACGAGGATCAGGCCAAGACTGAGTTTGATAAGCGTGTCAAGGAGACGAAGGCAAAAGCGATTCAGGAGAATATCAAGCTGGCGAAGGAGAGCGGAAATAAGTTGACACAGATGTTGGCAACGGATGGCGAGACGTTGGTGGATGCGAAGCCGCGTGATCTTGAGGGCGATGCAAGTGAGAGTGCGGGCGGGGGTATTTGGAATTCGGCCGATGAATCTGCGTCAGTGACTATGACAGTCGAAGAGATGAGGAAGGAGCTGTTTGAGGGGGAAGATGTCGTCATGGATAAGAATAGCGATCACGGATTGTCTAAGTTGGTGTCAGGTGCAGGGACAGACACTGACGCAAGTAATTAGAACTAATTTCAAGATTCGATCTATTTGTCAATTCTATTTGTCAATAGTTTTTCATAATATCATAATATAAGAGACAAGTTCATCTAATATTATGAAAGGAGGAGGAGTATATTATTGTTTAAGTAAAAGAGGTGAAAAGAGCATCAATAAATGTCTTATCGAAGCGATGATGCGTGATGATACAGTAATTAATCCACTTACATTTAGTTCAATGGCTGGTTTTATTTTTATTCTTCATCGCCAAAATGGTATTGTTGACGCAGCAGGTGATATTTTTATGCGAAGTGATAATATTGCTGTAAATGGTAAAAAAAAACAACGAGCCGGAAGTGGTGGGGTCGCGGTATCATCTATTGTGATAAAAATAGTAATGAAGCGCAACGATCCAGACGACGAAGATTTAGATGATCTGAAACTTGTATTACCGACCGATCCGGAATATGATACGGACGATGATGATAATGAGATTGAGAAATCTAGTCTAGAAACAGATGAGATAACTATAGAACAGAAAAATCACAATGAGTTATACCAAACATTTCATATTGGCGAAAAAATGGTTCCATCACTCATCGGCGATTTAATAGAATTTGATGAGGATAATATTCAGTGTATGATAACTGCTATTCAACGAAAGCCCGATACGGCTAAACGCGCCAAAGTGATTCGTGTATTTGAATATTTCTTGGATCAAATACCTAAACACAAAACATCGGTGGTTATGATGTGTATGGAAATGGTTGGAGATGATACACGTGCCGCGGGCGGCGCCGGAGAGAATACGTATAAGGTAATATCAAGTGTAGAAAATCAACGACTTCGAGTAGCTGCGGCACGCGGCGCTGGTGCAATTCAATTATTGTGTATGCGTAAACAGAAAAAACAATTGGTCGACGCACATCAAGGAAACTGGTTTATAGATACAGAAAATAAAGATAATGTTCGTGCAATTGATTTTGGCCGTGTTGCCGATATTACAGACAAAGATGCAATACTAGATGAAATCTGGAAATATAAACGGTCGCGACAGTCGGCATTTCACACAAAAACCTCACAGGGTACATTTCTATCTAAAATAACAAGCAAAGCCGTATTAGAACCTTATTATGACAGGTTTATCAAAATTTTAAGTTCGTCATTACCATTTTGGATTGGAAATGAAGCAAGCTTTAGAACTTCACGTAGCAACCGGTTTGTTGACAGTCGCGGGTTAACTACAGAATCTAAATCTAAATTAATGGTTCACCGAAATATTCATTTTTGTCTTGTATTTGCGTCATTGATTGACAATGCAATCACGTCAAATAGTTACCCGGATTGGGATCAAGCGCAAATGGAATGGGCCTATGAAGAAATATGGGGGGTTGACATTGTTCCAGATAAAGATAAGAAACACCCGATTCATCATATCCACACTCTCGATTTCGATTACGATGTATTCAAAGCGAATATGAAATCGGCAAATATTCCGTGTCGTCGTGTGATTAAATCTTATGACGAAATCGCGCGGCTTATTTTACTGTATACTTCTGCACCGGAAGGTTCGGCCAAAGTACACATGACACTTAGTGACGCTATGACGCGGAAGAAAAGGACGGCAATAGCGCGCGGGATTACTGCAACAAAAATAGGCGAGTTTGTGTCATTTAATGATATCTCTAACCAACAACATAACGGTTCCAATACACCAAGAACACCATGTGCAATTCTTGGCGGGCAGACTAGACGTCGACGACTACGATAGTCTACCACTTACTCTTCTTCACATTAATCTTGGGTGCCTTACTGTTCTTCGCTGCAGTTGGATCGTAAGACTGCTCTCCTTCATCGTCAGAACCGAGATTTTTCGAGATTTCCCAGAACTCCTTACTGCCCAGCTTGAAAGGCCCGTGCTGTTGTGCCTTATACCAGAAGATTTGGTCTTGTAATTTGTTCGATTTCGCGTTATTATTAATGACCAAACACTCATAATTCTCGGTACACTGATCCATTACCTGAGTAAAGCTCTCAAAAGTGGGAAACATACCTGCATAATTGTCATAGATTCGCTTACGGTTCGCAATATATGGTTCACGGAGAATAAAAACGTAGTCGATATTCGTGCGGAGATTTGGAGGGATACCCAGGGGATATTGCATTGTGATAACCAGCATGATCTTCCAATGACGCCCGTTCATGAAGAGGAGGCGCATCATGACATCCTTCGTCCATTTGTTATCATACAGACAATCATCCAACACAACAAATGTACGCGGATCAATGGACGACTTCTTATACATATCCTGTTCCTTTTTCACCTGTTTCAAGACTGCTTTTTGACGCTTTAGAATATTTTCGATAATGGCGGTATTATACGCATCATGAATGAAGAGTTTGGGCACATGGGCTGCAAAGAAACCGTTTCCTGCTTCTGTTCCAGAGATGACTGTTCCGATGGGAATATCCTGATGATGAAACATGAGGTCCTGTACAAGAAAACTTTTACCAGTATCACGACGACCAATGAGAACGATAACGGGGCCCTTGTTTTCATCTGGCCGAAAACTAATTGCCTTCATGTCAAATTTCGCTAGTTCTAAATTCATGTTGTTAAGGACTATAACTATGAAACGTGTTTTTGTGTAATAAAAATGAGATATATTATTTTTGTTACATTTTTACGAATGGAATGATCGCCCGTTTAAAATGAATATAAAACTTCTATTTATCAATCATATTACATATTACATTTAGGAACAAACATGTCTTCAGCATTTCAGCTTCATTACAGAAAACATAAATATACCCCTGATACAATTGAACCTGCATTATTGTATGATATCCAGAATTATATCCCTATCTATTCACGATTCTTTGATATCAATGAAACCAATTATAACGGAATCCAATTGAACCAAAAGTATTATTTACAAAATATTATTTCACATCCATCGCAAATTATGGAGGGT